GGGACCTTCTGGTGCCCCTTCTCCTTTCGGAGGGGCGGGACAAGGGGGTTCTCCTGCTCAAGCGGGGGGTGCGGCCACAGCGAATACAGGATCAGGTGGTGGCGGTGCGGGTACCGGCACGGCAACCCGAGGGGGCGGAGGTGGGGCAGCAGGGGGCTATCTAAAGGCTTTCATTTCAAGTCCAAGTGCGACCTATGCCTATTCAGTGGGATCTGCGGGATCGGGTGGGACTGCGGGAACCAGTGGCGCAGGAGGAGGGAATGGGGCTGCCGGGATCATCATTGTGAGGGAGTATTACCAATGATGACTGCGATTGATTTGGCCCTTTGTCCTTTGCAGAACACTTTCAAGGAGCTCAATAGCCCTCAGCCCAAGAGCATTCGCCAAATGCGGTCCCTTATTCTTCAGTTGGAAGAGGCGATTCAAAAGCATCCTGACCATATTCCTGGTCATGAATTCAAAACGACGCACCATTTCCAAAAAGACATTTATTTGAGAGAATTATTCATTCCAAAGGACACGATCATCATTGGAAAAATTCATAGATTTCCTCATCTCAATCTTTTGACCCAAGGTAAAATCACGGTATGGACTGAGGAAGGGATGAAAACTTTGACTGCTTCTACCGTCATCAAATCAAGTCCGGGTATCAAGCGAGTGGGATATTCTCATGAGGACACGGTGTGGATTACGGTGCATGATAACCCAATGGGTTACACCAAGAACGAGGATTTGGAAGCATACCTATCCGTTGAATCTTTTGATCAAGGATATCTAGAGTCCTCTCGTTCTTTCGAAGATTTTTCTAATTTCTCAGGATTTTCCAGGAAAGAAATTGAGCTCCTTTCGGAGGATCCGCAAGATCAGATTGCTTTCTCCATTCATCCAACAACCATCCGCATCGCCCCTTCTCAGATTCATGGCTATGGGGTCTTTGCAATGACTGATATCGCTAAGGACATGCTCATTGCTCCTGCTAGAGTGATGGGAAAGCGAACTCCAGTAGGCCGATTCTGCAATCATAGCGGGACTCCAAATGCGAGGTTTGAATTAGGCACAGATGGGAATCTCTATCTCATTTCAAATGAATCGATCAAGTCGGGGTCTGAAATTTTAAACGATTATTACTTAACAATGATCAATCGTCGATCGGAGTTGCCATGTCTTTAGCTGGAATTGGAATCGGTGGAGGACTCGCAATCGCAGGGGGTCTTGGCCTAGCTGGTAATCTTATAGGAGCAGATATTGGAGCGAATGCTGCTTCGGGGGCAGCAGCTTCTCAAGCTCAAGCAGCTGAAGAAGCGGCTCAGCTTCAAGCGAATGCGACAACACAAGCTGCAGGATTGGAATCAAACGCATCACAGTATGCAACAAATGCTCAGCTGGCTATGTATGGGCAGCAGCAGCAGAATATTCAACCCTTTATCCAGGCTGGTCAGCAAGCTCTCCCGCAACTTCAATCTATGGCTGCGAATCCGGCGCAGTTTTCTTTCACTCAGCAGGATTTCCAAAATAACATGGATCCCGCTTATCAGTTTGACCTTCAACAAGGTCAGCAAGCAATTCAAAGATCAGCGGCTGCTACAGGGCAATTGATGAGTGGAGGAACTCTCAAAGATTTGACTAATTACGCTCAGGGAATGGCTTCCAATGAATACCAGAATTCTTACAACAGGGCATTTAATACTTTCAGTTACAATCAGAATAATGCTTTCAATCGATTAGCTTCTCTCACTGGCATGGGTCAAGTAGGGACTGGACAAGCTGCCCAGGCTGGACAATCAGCTGCAAGCAATATTGGAGGGATTGCTACTGGAACTGCGAATTCTTTGAGTAATCTCTATACAGGTTCTGCCAATGCGATCGGTGGATATATGACTGGGGCTGCGAATGCAGGAGCCGCTTCTAGTATCGCACAGAGCAATTTATGGGGTGGAGCTATTTCAGGAGGTCTAGGTAGTTTGGGCCAACTTCCTTTGACTGGAAGTATTCTTTCTAGAATTGGAGGAGGGGGTGGAATGGCAGCCACAGGTGGATTGGGCGGAGGAACCACAATGGGAGGACTTTCCACTCCCGATGCCGCGATTGAGGCTGTGTAAAATATGTTTGAGAATCTTTCAAACTTTTTTGATTTAGGAAATGCAATCCAGAATGGCCAGTTCGGACAGCCATCAATTGCACAGGGACTTTCCTCGCTAGGATCAGTTTCTCAAATGCCCAGTGGAAGTTTAAGTCAAATGAATGGGCTTTATTCTCCATCTAATGGATCTAGTAGCCAGAATCCTTCTATTTCTAGTGCTAATGGAATGTCCTTTCCCACTCTATCGAGTCTTTTTGGTGGTTCTAGTGCTCTCGGCAACTGGTCTTCGCCATATTTCAGCCCGATGATCACGAGCTCAATGAATCCGGCGATCATGGGACTCGGAGGAAATTGGACTCCTCCTTCGCAGCAGATTCATCAACCAACTGTGGTCAATACTCCCAAGCCAATGCAACAGCCAGTAATGACTCAAGGACCTTCAAAAGATTATGGTTTGCCTTTACTTAAATGAGGAATGAATAAATGCCAGTAGACACAAGTATCTATTCAAGTATCAAACCTCCGGAGAATAATTTCAACCCTGTGAGCTCAGTTGAAAGTGCTCTGAAACTCAGTGATCTCGCGATGAAGCAACAGCAGTTGGGCTATCAGATGCAGCAACAAGGAGCCATTCGTGGAGCTCTCGCGAGAAACACAGATACTCAAACTGGTCAGTTGGACAGAACTGGGGTGCTTTCGGATCTTTACAAGACTGCTCCTCAGGCAGCTATGCAGATGGAACACCAGTTCGCAGCTTCCGATAAGGCTCAAGCTGAGGCGAAGACTGCTCAGATGGTTCAGGCACACAATGTGCTCAGTGTGACATTGCCGGCCCTCCAATATCTGAAGAGTCTTGAACAGGCCCAGCAAGCTTATCCACAGGTGATGCAGGGTCTGAAAGATCAGGGAATTCCTCTAACGAATACTCCTCCTGACTGGGATCGGAAATGGGCTGATCAAGGTATTGCTATTGGGAGCAGAACCAAAGAAGGCCTCGAAAATGCCATACTTGCATCCAATGTCGCAATGAAGCCTGCCGAATTGAATGCCGCCCTTTATGGATCCCGTTCTCCGAATGCTGAGCTCACCACTCAGTATGACAAGCAAGCCCAGCCTGTCAGGCAATCTCAAATGGCCATGCAGCAAATGCTGCAGAATTATAAGGATAGCAGCCCTCAAGGGGATGCATCTCTTGTATTAAACGCATTTAAGATAAAATTTCCAAATGCTCCAGACGTGAATTCTCTTGCTGAACTTTCCCATGCTGAAGGCGTGACAAATCAAATGAAAAACTGGGTGAGCGAGAAGCAATCCGGTATCAAAGATCCTGAAGTCCGAGCTGACTTAATGAGGGATGGTATTGCCACCTATGAGGCAAACGTTCGAAGCCTTCAGGGAACCCAGCAGCGTTATCAGGCAAGAGCAGCTCAGCAGAATGTGAACGATCCTACGATGACTTATGAGCCTGCGGTGAATCAGACTTACAATGATGCCATGAACTTGAAAAATCAGATCGGCCCTTACGTGCCTCCTTCTGGCGGAGTAACAGGAGCACTAAGTAAGGTGGCTGGAAAGATCCTGGGTGGAAGCCCATCCGCAAATGCAGCGCCTCCTTCTGGAGCACCTAAGGGGGCTCCAAAGCTAGGGGCAGTTGAGGGAGGCTACGTATTCATGGGCGGCGATCCGGGAAAACAATCCAGTTGGAAAAAGGTGCAGTAAATGGCTGGCCCATGGGATAATTATTCAAATTCGAGTTCTGACTCCCAAAGTGGGCCATGGTCTAATTATCAGGCACCCGCTGAAAGTCCGTCTGCGCCTGATTCCGGATTTCTGACACAAGCGGGCAAATCCATCTTAGGTGACATTGGTAAGGTCGGACAGACGATCGATTCCTATGGAGGAGCTCCAACCCGAGCTGCAATTGCGAGTCTTCAAGACAATCCCACGGATCTTTCCGGAGCTGCTTCTGCTTTTAAGAATCAGTTTGGAGCAAATCCTGCACTTGCTCCGACGGGCAAAGACATTGCTGCAAAGGCTGGCCTATCAACGGAACCGATTCTTTCTCCTGAAAACCAGGACATTGCAGCCAATGCGGTGAAGGTTACTCCTTTCGGGTTCATTGCAAATAAGGTGGCTCCCGGATCGGTAGAGAATGTGGCTGGGGCTAGTCCTGCTGGGGTTGCAGGACTTGGTGTTGACGTGGCTGCTGATCCAATGACCTATCTCCCAATGGGAAAGGCCGCTGAGGCGGTTGCTGGGACTGCTGCAAGACAGGCAGGAAATATAGGGAAAGCTGCTAATGCGGTTGGAGAAATAGCAAGCTCCGCTGGAACAAAGGTCACCAGCAAAGTGGGCAGCATGCTCACTGGAATTCCGGAGCAAGAAGTTGAAACTTACATTTCAAAATATCCTGCAGTTCAGAAGCTCATTGCCGAACATGGAGATGAAATTGCAAGCGGTGGGGCTGATCAGATCCGGCAAGGATTCCAAAATTCTATTCGTGCCAAAGTAGCGGAATTAGGGAAACAGGTAAATCAAGCTCTTTCAGCCCTTCCCGATGAAAAGAACGTTCCAATCGCTCCAGTGGTGGATGCTCTTAATGATGTAAAGAATGGGATGAACTTCAAGCTCCGCTACGAGGAAGTGAGACAAGTTCAGGATTTGATTAATCGGTTGCATTGGCTCGCTGATAATCAGGGCAAAGTCACCCCTAAGGAAATGTTCGATATCAAGCAGTTTCTTCAGGATCGGGGTGCCTCTTCCTACATGAAAGATGGGCAAATGTTTGTCCCTGGGAAGGATGCCCAGCTTGCAGCAAAGAAAGGTGCAGCTCAGGCGAGAGACATTGTGAACACGATGTCTCCCACGGTTGCGGATGCCAATAATCAGCTTTATCAACTGCATGTGCTTCAGGACAAAATGAATGGGAATCTGATCGCTCCAGGAACGCCCGATACAGCCTTGGTAGGGGCTGGGAGTGGGACAAATCCAAGAGGCGTGGCTCAACTCCAACAATTGGGTCAGGCAACTGGCCAGGATCTACTGGGACAAGCCCAGATATATGCGGCGGCGAAGAGGTTCGCAAGTCCGGGACTTTCTTCGGCCGACACTACAGGTAAAGGTGTAGAGCGGGCTCTGAAGGCGGGTATCGTGGGACAGGCCCTAGGTGGCCCAATAGCTGCTGGGATTGCGGCCGGTATCACTAGTCCCATGGCTCTAAAACTCGGGATTCAGGCAGGAAAGATTCCTGTCGGAGCGATTCAAAAGATTGCAGGGGTCACCGGTGAACTGAGCGATGCCACGATTCAAAGAGCCTATGACGTTCTGAAGACTCCTGGAGGGCAGGCAGCCTTCAATGCCGCTCTCCAGGGAGCAAAGACTGAATCCATAGTGAATCCTCCAAAGCTCAAAGGAGAAGATCTTTGGGCTCAGCAAGGAATGCAGAAAATTGGAATCAATGATCCGGGCCTTGCAAATAGACTGGTTCAAAATCCAATGGCAAAGAAACTTCTCATTCAGGCATCTGATCTGAAGCCTGGAACTGCAGCTATGAAAAATATTATCCAGCAGCTTCAGAAAGGATATGGGTTAGGACAATGATTCTTTCTCCACTGATCAGACAGAGATTTTTCGATAATAATGGTGTAATGCTTGCTGGGGGGCAATTATTCAGCTATGTCGCCGGGACCACTACACCACAGGTAACTTATTCTAATCAAGGTGGAACCACCAATACAAATCCAGTGATCCTGGATGCTTATGGGTACGCAGACGTTTGGATTGATCCATCGAAGTCCTATAAGTTGGTTTTGGAAGATGCCAATAATAATCTTCTTTGGACTGTAGACAATGTGAACGGTACATCTCCGGGGGGGCTTCTCACCGTAAATACTCTTCCTCAGAACACTACCGTTCTCACGGGGACGACTCTTCTTTGGCCGAATCTTACAATTCCAAATGGTCTGACCTTAACGGTGAATAGTGGTGGCTGCTTTACGGCAATTCATCCGTTTACCATTGCCAGTGGAGGAGTTCTGCAGGTCAATAGTGGTGGAACGGCATATGTCTTTTAGAAAAGGAGAATCAAAATGGCTGGGGTAATGAATTGCGATCAGATCAACAATAGTGCAGGCAACGGGGCAGTTCTGTTTCCAAATGGGATCACTACCCCTTCATTCGTAGCTCCCACGCAGCAAAGATTCACGAGTTCCACGGGAACCTATACGACGCCAACGAGTCCCAGGAGTCCCCTCTACCTTCGAGTCCGGATGGTCGGGGGCGGGGGCGGAGGGGGAGGATCTTCGACTTACTCTGGCAATAACGGGGGCACAGGGGGCAATGGGGGCAATACGACCTTTGGGAGCTCTCTTCTGACCGCCAATGGCGGTACCGGGGGCGCCTCGGGAGGCGGTGGAGGCGGATCCGGCGGATCAGCTACCATTGGAGCGGGTGCTTTTGGTACAGCAGTCTCAGGAGGTTCAGGGAGTGCCGGACCTCTGAATACTACTGACTTTGCTGTCGGCAATGGTGGTGGAGCTTCTCCTTTCGGGGGAGCAGGGGGCGGAGCCACGGTAGCTGTGGCTGGTATAGCTGCTGCCGGGAATAGCGGATCCGGGGGAGGCGGCGGCGGCGGTAATAGTGGGGGCTACCGGGCAGGGGCCGGGGGTGGAGCTGGGGGATTTATCGATGCCATCATCACGAGCCCAGCCGCAACCTATGCATATGCGGTGGGAGCAGCTGGTGCTGCTGGTTCATCCGGGACTTCCGGCCAATTGGGCGGCGGCGGCGGTTTAGGCTACATTGAGGTGACTGAATATTACCAATAATGCAGTGGGACTTGCCCCTGCTGGTCCGGAAGACAAGATAGATCCCGACCATAGTTTTGTTGCCATTCAGGCCATGCGGATGCCCGTGGAGAGAAGGCGCTGGGCTCATGAGAATGGCGTTCAGGGCAATATTCTTCTCAAGGCTCACGGGGGTCTGGGTGACATCATCTGCTCAGAGCCTTCGGTGAATTTTGCTCTCAAGACATTCAAGAATGTAGAGATTTCTCTCCTGACGGACTTTCCTGAATTCTTCCAGCATCACTCGTTCAAAAAGGTCTACCGAATCGGGGATCCCGAGCTCAAAGTCTTGGATCACTATGTCTATGACATGCATGCGGGTAATGGGGATCTTCCATGGGATTTTATTTGCGGGATCACTTGCCATTGCATCGATTTCCCATCCCTGACGGCCTTTCGGGCGATGCTCACGAAAGAGTACCGGCAGATTTTGTTGGTTCCTTCGAGAGAAGAGTCATTCTCAGTGGTTTGGAAGCTTCCCAAAGAAGGCATTGTGACTCTTCATCCGGGAGCCGGATGGGCGAGTAAGACCTTTCCCAAGCAGTGGTGGGACCAGGTCATCCGAACCTTGAAGAGAGCCGATCTAACTCCCGTGCTGATTGGAAAGAAGACAGCCATCGGTGGGACAGTCGACGTGAATACCTCTGGATGCATTGACCTCAGAGAAGAGCTCAGTCCTATGGAAAGTGTGGCTGTCCTCCAAAGATCGGACGTGGTGCTCACCAATGACTCCAGTCCCCTTCATATGGCAGCATCTGGGGACGCCTTCGTGGGATTCATCTCTCTAGCGAAGCACCCCGATTACCTCATTCATACCCGGCACGGAGCTCATGGCTGGCGCATGGAGCATTTTGGAAAGGGAGGAGTCTGGGAGCATATGGACGTTTGCCTGAACTCGGGCGACGTGACTGCGATTACTGACTCTCAACTAGATCGCTGGCTGCCGATCCCTGAAGACTTTGCGAATTGGGCTATTTCGAAAATTCATTGGTAAAATCTGACATGTCGATGATTTCTAACACGAGGAGACATGAAGATGAGACTCATCCTTTTAGTGCTCTTAGTATTGTGCGTCATGTGTCTACTAATTGCTGGTTTTTATATCCGTAAAAGAATACAGGAGCACCGCGAGACGAGGAGCTTCTCGCATTTATTTGATCACTCATCGGGAAGCTGAGACGATAAGAGGAAGTATGGACGAGGAAGTGAAAAAGATTGTGAAAAAGGCGGACATGGGCCTTGTGGGGGCAATCATCGTTGCTTCTCAGATCCTCTCCAGTATGCAGTCCACAAAGAACATTTCAGATGAACTCCAACATTCGAGAGAAGAATTCAATCAATACCGAATGGAGAGGGAATCTCTCCGCAAAGAAGACATGAAAATCGTGATGGATAAGCTTGACGAAATCAGTAAACATCTAGCTCGTGTGGATCGGCGCGTTAAGGACATTACGTTGGAGGATAGTCAGTATTCAGAAGATCGATCATCTGTCCAAGGACATGAAACTCTCGGTTTTCTGTCCTTACCGCCTGGAGAGCTATGATCGAGGACTTGAAGACCGAATTTAGGCTTCAGCAGGTGGCACCTGAACTCGCAGAGAAATGGAAGAATGTGCGCGAGGAAGTTTGGGATCAGACGGGACGTCAGCTCATCGTAACGAGTGGGTTCCGCTCCTTCAGTGATCAGCTGGCGGACTGGTCTCAGGGGCGCATGAAGAACAAAAATGGAAGTTGGAGTGTTTCGGATCTTAGGAAGGTGGTTACCCACGCGATGCCCGGAGAGTCCTATCACAATTATGGACTTGCCCTAGACAGTGCATGGGGATTCGGGGATCCTTATCTAGCTAAGGTCCCCCCCAATGAGGCAGTAAGCCTCTGGGATCTCTACGGGGAGCTCTGTAAGCAGGAGGATCTTACTTGGGGGGGAGACTGGCCAGGGGAGAAGGAGGATAGACCTCATTGCGAGCTCAATTGGGGAATGGGCATTCACTGGACTCAGATGACCTATGAGCGAGAAGGGCTCCACGGACTTTGGCAAAAGGGCTTGGCATTAGGGAAATGCGGCTCTAACATTTCATAGAGGAGAATTCCAAATGAGCCCAAATCTACTTCAGGTCATTTTGCATGTTGGATCGATCATTTCCTTGGTGAAGGACGTTGAGAAGTCCATCGGGGACCTTGTCGCCAAGAAGAGTCCTGGCCAGGATCTGAAAGCGGTTCTCGAGGATGTCCTTTCCCTGATTTCTTCGGGTCTGATCAACATCCCTGGGTTATCTCAATCTGATTTGGTTGCGGTGGTGCAGGAAGTAGAATCCTCACTTCTCGCCCAGGCCGTTGTCGTTCCTCCTCAAGCTCCGGTCGTTCCTCCTCAAGCTCCGGTAGCCTGAACCCAGAGGTCATTGACCTTTTCATACCAATGAGGGGTCTCAAAGTCGGGTCTTAGGAAGTCCTTCAGCGTTTCTTGAAGAGCTGGAATTCTTCGATCGGAAGAACCGAAATCTGCAAAGGGTTCTTTGAGCCAAATTTCTTTGCCATTTTGGAGAATCTTGAACCTTGCGGGAGAGCTTTCAGTAGCGAGTTTCAATTGGCAATCCGGAAGGCTTCCCACCAGTTTGCATGTCCAATTCGTTCTACTTTCGAAAGAGTAGAGAGCTTTTTGATATCCGAGCTCAGCACAAAGGGCGAGAAGATGGATTCCATAGAATTTGAGCGGTCCTCCGCCTTTCACCGGATCCGAATCTAATTTCCAAGAACCTGCATGATTTGGATTCTGAAAATACCAGCTGATGCCTTCAAATCCAGCAGGATTTATCAATAAATCCTCACCCCATTGGGTATATCTGAACAGATAATCAATCAGGAATTTCTTTCCAGAATGTCTTAGTTGGCTCAAAAGAACTGAGCCCATTTCAGGAGTCGATCCCAAAGGCTTTTCAAGGATCATATGAGTGATATTTGATTTCTCGAAACAGACTTGTGCATATTCGAATTGTTTCAATGGAGTTAGAGCGAGAATGATCATTTCACATTCATCAAGAACTGCATCATCAGTAGCGCAAGACCGAATTCTATCAGAATATCCGGCAAGGTCGTAACGACTTCGAATTGTGATCACATATCTAGCCGGAACGAAGACCTCTGCATCGAGAAGAGTATTGAGCACCGCAGGCATCCACCCATAGAGTCCGAATCCTCGTCCTAGAATGCCCACTTTCATAGAATATTGGTGACCTCTCCTCGAAAGCCTTTTTCTTTCAAATACTCCTTGATTTCGTGCGAAATATGCCAAGCAAGATTTAGGATAGGACGATCATCATCGTACTCCAATAGATCTTCCGAAAGGATGGGAATGCGCGTGCCAGGGATATAATGCCCGATCTTTGAGGATCCGGGCTTCTCGTAAGCAGCTTCGATCTGATCATTCGTAAGTCCGAGTAGCTTGATGAGTATGGCAGCTCTCCCGGGGAAAGCTTTCGCTCTCATGCGGCCGTGTTTTTTCACCTGATACTCAATCCTTGGAAGGACATGCGCTTTCCATTCTGGAATGTGATCTGCGAGAGTCTTCAAATCTCTGCCGAAGTTCTTCTCTCCTTCTACGAGGTCATCGAAGTTAGGACTCCGGTCGTTCTTGAAGGTCACCCTAATATTCCCGTTATATCTCGATGGAAAGGTGATGTATTTTGGAGCAATTCCCAGATGTTTTCCAATGTGCAGGAAAGATGTGGCACTGTAGGTTCTTAAATGCTCGTAATAGAAAGTATCGAACTGACATTTATCCAACACGGAGCCCAAGTAATGATTTTCAATCACGATCATAGTTTCATTGTGAGAAAGCAGTCTAATGCCTTCGATCACACTTGGCAGATTGTCAACATGGGCGAAAACATTGGTCATCGTAATGATATCCTGAGTTCCAATGAGAGGAAGAACTCTTCGAGCAAATTCCTCATGAAAGTAGCAAGCCGGAAAGACTTCATGTCTCGCTATAGCTGCCTCATTTGCGGCCTTAGTGGGGTCAACTCCATAAGTAAGAGATCCCTTCACTTTGAAGAAATTGAGTAGGCTTCCATCATTGCATCCAATGTCGAGAACGTTGAGCCCTTCTAAGGACCCGATTTCGCTCTCACACCATCGTACAAGCTCCTCCATTCCTTTGAGGACATCTTGGGTATGCCGAGCTCGGTAGTGATAGTTCGGAGGAAAGAGTTCTTCTTTTGGGAGCCTGAAGCGCTGTTGAGCTGTCACACAGGTCGGGCAGAAGAGAATCTCGATGGGGTATTCTTTGCAGATTCTGGAATCCCCGATGGGAACCAAGTCGTCGCAAAGAGGATGGTTTCCGAGGTTCAGGACGGATTCCAGATCGCGATTCCCGCAGACTTCGCATGCTTTGAGTTCGGTGACCATCAGCTTTCTATGCATTAGGAATAGATCGAAGGCAAAAGTATACTTTCCCCCTACCTACCCTTTTTCTTCCAGGTGGGGTTTAAATCGCTATTGCAGTCCCATCACTCGACTATCCCTGGGGAAGGAACTGAAAGATCCAAGTCTTAGCTTATTAGAGCCTTTCAGAGCTCATAGACCTCGATCGTTCAGTACGAACCCCAGGGCGACTTTCGCCTTGCTGGACCCTACGTGCTTTTTCCATCCTCTTCGTGAGCCGCCGAGCCATTCTCGCCCCTTGAACGCCATGGGTCATCCTGTCCAGCACGTCCGACTCTTAAGCTCAGGGATAGACCGTCGTAGGCCTCTTCTGCCCAAGCTAGCTTGATCACTCACAAAGTAATGCCGAGGCCTCTCGACGCCGGTCCTTCTGTCAGGCTGGGTTTACCAGTTGAGCCTGAAGTGTCCTGGGCTTTTGTTTCCGAGAGGAGAAAAATGACTTGACGCTGAAGGCTTATTCTATTACTACTAGCGTCACATTCGCTTCTTTCGGTTTTAGCGCTTAAAGAAGTACAATCAGGCCCCCGAGAACGCAAGTTCAAAGGGGCCGAGTTGTTTTTATTGTTGGACAGTTCCTCCGATTCCTCAGAGCTGAGGCTTGAGCCCGATTGCAAAAGAAGCCTTGAAGTCCCCGAGAGGCCAAATAGCAATGGAGATTCCGGGCTTTTCGGACGTCAGGCAATAGCGCTTTGCTCCCCAAATGGTTGCGATCTGCGAGTCGTCCTTCCAGGCGATTCCATTCAGTGCGTCAAGGGACTTAATCAGATTATCTAGGTCAGGCTTTGGAGGATAGAGGAACTTCGTTTCTTTGGGCCTTGGGAGACGGAAGGAGACCTCAAGGAGGATTGGACCGAAGAGAGGCTGCTTGATCTGTGATCGCGCAACCCAGGCCAGGTTGTGTTCGAACTGGAGGGTTTTGGAAGGGGTATAAATACCCCTCTTCCGAGACGGGGTCGGCCCTTAGCGACTGGCTCCCCTTCGTATTCAATTCTGATTGCATCTGGTTGCGTCATAGGTTATCTCCGGTTTCTTCAACAAACCATCCCTTGATCTAACAAAAAAGGCCCGGAGCAAACTCCCAGTTCTTGGCGGGACTGATGAGACTCCGGGCCCCACGCTCTTAACGGAGAATTCTTCCAGTTTATCACTGATTTTTAAGATTGCTTTTTCAGTGATGACGCACTATTCCAATAGAGGTTCCGCCGAACTCACGTAATCAAGTGTTAGTAAGAAGCCCCGGCCTCATCTGAATTCTTGGCGGAACTAAGATGAGCCGGGGCCCAGAATTTTGATGGAGCGAAGTTTTATGCTCTTTGGGAGTTACAGTCCTATGTTCGTTGATGATCACGGGCTTCCGCCAACCGGACCCATCAATCCAAAAGCTGATGAAGAAACTGAAAAATTTTTAGCCATGCTCGCACAACGAGATGACGTTGCTCATAAGCTCCTTGAGGCAGTGGAAGCCGTATTGGAACTTATTGTCAAAAAGGAAAGATAAGAATGACTGAGGTCAAAGCTCCCGAAAGAAAGTCTCGCTTGAAGGCGATTGCTCCAGCCTCTGCGACTCCTTCGAAACCCAAGATCCTAGTCTTCGGTCGGCCAGGTGTTGGAAAGACCTGGTGGGCTCTTGAATTTCCTTCGGTCTACTACATCGACACTGAAGGGGGTGCGAGCCGTGGTCAGTACATCGAGAAGCTTCATAATTCTGGTGGCGTCTACATGGGTCCTGAACAGGATTCCCAGGACTTCGAGAAGGTCATTGAGGAACTAAAGACTCTTGCTACTGAGAAGCATGAGTTCAAGACTGTGATCATCGATTCGCTTTCCAAGCTCTACAATGTTGCCATCGCCCGAGAAATGGACCGTCTGGGTGACAAGGATGCGTTCGGAGCTTCTAAGAAGCCTGCGACGATGCTGACCCGAAAGCTCATCAACTGGATTGATCGCATTGACATGAACGTAATTCTGATCTGTCACGAAAAAGTCATGTGGGAAAAGGCCGAGCAAACGGGGTTCACGTTCGACGCTTGGGAGAAGCTCGAGTATGAGCTTGATCTAGCCATTCGGGTGGTGAAGTCTGGCGATAAGCGGATGGGTAATGTGCGGAAGTCTCGGATTAAGGAGTTTCCTGATGGAGAGAACTTTCAGTGGAGCTATGCAGAGTTCTCCAAGCGCTACGGTAAGGAAATCATCGAGACCCAAGGGAAGATCATCGAACTTGCAACCAATGAGCAGATCGGAGTGCTAAGCGGACTTCTCCAGGACCTCAAGATTTCCAATGAAACTCAGGAGAAATGGCTGTCCAAAGAGAAGGTCTCTGATTATAGAGAAATGCAAGCACATCGCATTCAGGAGTTGATTAAGCATTTGACTCACATGAAGGAAGGACAGATGAAATGAGGTTTCAACCGAAATCAGAGAAAGAAATTCAAGACGAGAGATTCCCGGTCCTTTCTCCCGGTAAGTATCATTTTGAAGTCTTAGATGCCCAAGAGAAGGTCAGCAAGAATGGGAATCCCATGATTATGGTGAAGCTCAAGATCTTGGATCAAGGATTCAATGTCTTAGGGTATGTCCAGGATTTTCTCATGGAAGCGATTCCTTACAAACTCAGACATGCAGCCTATGTCTGTGGCCTCGGTGATCACTATGAACTGGGAGCCCTCCAAGCCAACATGTTTCATGGAAAGACCGGAGTTTTGGAGCTCGTAATTCAAAAGGATAAATCAGGTCAATATCCTGACAAGAATTCAGTTCAGGATTACGGGGAGAAAGAGAAGCAGCCTAGTCACGCACAGATGGCGCATGAGCCTGATTCTTGGGACCATATGCAAGAACCTCCTCCTTGGGTGAAGTGAGATGATTTGCCGAGATACCAATCATATTCAAAGAGATGCTTATTCAAACGGATGTCGTTTATGTCTAGACAAGGCAATAAATGAAATCAGGAATGATTTGAATTCACTAAAATGTCAGATTGACGAAATTCTGTTTTTGATGACTGAAAAAAGAGAAAGAATTTAAAGATGAGAAATGAAGAAATTGATATCAGATTGAAGCTTTTCGCAAGAGCTATACCTAATCATGAGGCTGCCCTAAGAAATAAAACTAAAGGAATAGGTTCTGAATTTCGACTTGATCAAATTCGCAATGAACTTGAACTTCTGAACATGAATCTGATGCCGATTTGGGAGATGCTTGGAGAAATTGCAAAGCGTTTGCCTGAGGAAAAGAAATGAAAATCTATCTTATCGCCGCAATTCTGATTACGAGCATGATCCTCACGGCCTGTGCGACTACGTTTGCTAAGCTCGCCAAGATTCCTTTCCGGCATGGAAGTTTATGATGAATCATCACGATGATTGTTGGGCAGTTTGGGTAAATGATAAAATTGTGCGAAATCATTGTGTGAAAGCATGCAGGGCAAAAAAATGACCTACCCTCAGGAATGCCTGGAGAGATTTCGTGCTTTGATGGTTCGATGTGAGGTTTCTTCAGCCGATCTTTCTGTATCTCAAATTGAGTACTATGCAGAAATGGGTTGTGAGCTTGCAAAGCGGCTAGATAAAACAATTCAGATGCTGAAAAATGTTGATGAAATGGGATGAACTTCACAATGTTATAAAAGAACTCGAAAGAATACCTTTGATGACCTACTCAGAATGGTGCTTGGAAATAGCCGCTCGTGCGACGCCGGGGCCTTGGCATATCGGGCATATGAGTGAATCTACGGATAGAGCGGATATTGATGGCCCAGATTGTATAAACATTGCGGACGACGTTCAGCAAAACGATGTGGACTTTTTAATCGCATCTCGTCAAATGGTCCCTGAGCTTGCGAGAAGGCTTCAAATGGCTTGTCAAGAATTGCGTTCACTGCGCGATTTTGAGCTGATAAGAAATCAACATTTATTAGATAAATTTGTCGATGAACTTGAATCTATGCTGGGGGGAAGCGGAATGCAAAAGCACGTCCTGATTTGCTATAAGAATTTCTCAAAAGACTGTTCTGTTTCACATATTGGACTTGGGGTGACTGCGGCCTATACTGCGAAGACCCTCCGATCGAATGGTTACTTCGCAGAAGCAAAGCCCATTTTCGGAGCAGATGACCTAACGACGTTCATTCTTTCTCAGCAAAGTGGTTCGAGACCTGTGACCCATGTTGTGATCTGTGCTCAATGGATTGCGACAAAGTCCTTGGCTCAGATGGTCAGACAGTTTCCCGAGATTATCTTCGCTCTCAACTGCCATAGCAATGTTGGATTCCTGCAGGCTGAACCTCCTGCGATTGATCTAGTAAGACAGGCAATTGATCTTGAGACTGGGGTTGGGAACTTCCATGCGAGTTCCAATAGCTTGAGACTTTGCAGTGCTCTTCAGAATATGTATGGGCGCCCCATCACCTTCCTTCCAAATCTATACTGGTTGCACGGACAGGAGCCGATTCACAGGCCGCCTTGGAATGGAGGAACTCTCAAGATCGGGGCTTTCGGATCACTTAGAGTCTACAAGAATTTCTCGACTGCCGTTGCGGCTGCAATCGAGCTCACTAACATGCTGAAATGTCATAGCGAGATTTGGATCAATTCTGGGCGGGACGATGGGGCCGGAAATATCGTCTACCAGACAGCCCTCAGCTGGACGCGGGGACTTCCGAATGTTGTTCTTAAAGAATTTCATTGGGCGAGTTGGCCTGATTTCAAGCGCATGATTGGATCGATGAACATTCTCTTTCAGCCTAGCTATACAGAGACCTTCAACAATGTGACCGCAGATGGGGTTGCTGAAGGAGTTCCTTCGGTGGTCAGCGATGCGATCGACTGGGTTCCGAAGACTTGGATTGCTGAATCTGATGATTGCACTGAGGTAGCAAGTATTGCTAGGCAGATTCTTTTTGATCCGAGAGCTCCTCTCGAAGGGTATCAAGCTTTGAAGAATTATGTGGCTAAGGGACTTCCTTATTGGAAAGAGTTCATTTCGAGGGGAGAATGAAGGCGCGGGTGATTCAAGTCATTGAAGTTCAGAGTCTTCGAGGAATGGGAATTCCCGAGGATGTATTGCGCAATGTATTTGAATATTTTTCTTTTGATGGAGAAAAACTATCTGAGCGAGATCCATGGATGGAAGAAAGAAAATTGGAAGAACAAAAAGAGCAATCTCTTGGTGAATCTGAATGAAGCCTTACGATGAGAAATTTGATTCTCCTGGAGCGATTGTCGGCGGAATCCTACTAGTTCTCGCGATGCCTTTGATTATAATCCTGCTTTTTCTTTGGCTTTGTTGGAGAGCAATTCGATTGTTTATGGGTGAAGCATGGGGATGAAGAAAGATCCAGTTCAAGGTTTGATGATTCTAGCTATACTTCTTGTTCTTGTGATTGCTGCGTTTAAAATGGCAATAAATTACAGAATTTGTAGCCAATACTTTCCTGGCGATATTTTTGTTTGCATGGTGGGGTTTTGTATGGAGGATCATGAGATGGACCGAGAAGATTATGATCCAAAGATTCATTACATTCCTCCTACGACGCCGAATACTCCTGATCCGGAATATGAAATTGAGGAAACGAAGAAACGTATTTTGGCATTGAAGAGATGCATTGCTGAGTCTCAAAAAGAGCTGAATCAGCAGCTCAAGAAGCTTAGATTACTTGAAGAGGGAGAATGAAATGAAACCGACTAATTGTGGGAGGGCCGATCATGAGCGAGCGCAAATGGACGACTCTGGGGCAAGTAGTTTACGACATGGTGCAGGAGAAAAAGACCCAAACGGAAGCGTTTCAGAACTTTCTCAAGTATTGGGGGAGAGAAAAGATCAAGAAACTCTACTTCGAGGAGAAGGCGAAACGTGAGAGTGAAATCAAAAAGCAAATCTCCTTTCCGACTTTTGAGCAAGATGGAAGAGAAGATCCCTGGGAGGCTTTAGGGCATAGAAGATGACCTTTCTTGAGGCCTTGCGTTCTTTGGAGAAGCGCATAGATAAGCTCAATGTGAAGTTTCCGGATGGGGACAGAATGGAATGGCAAATCGCCTGGGCGAAAGTGGGTGCTTACTTCCGGACTCGTTCTGACTGGGCAGATGAGCAATTGAAGAATGGAGCCATGGATATTCCCGAATGGTACCTCGAGCACATGAAGATGATCGAAGAATACTCGAGGCGTCCTAGGGGAAATCCCTGGGATTAGTGGTAGGAACCGCAGGAGCTCCCATTACAGAGAATCAGTCCGCCCTGGTTGGGAAGAGCATAGGTGAAGATCACAGACGAGGGGCAGCTTGAGGATCCTGTGCAATTTAGGAAAATGATGAGTCCTGAAGAGTCATTTCCCTCCTGCTGAGCTTGGCATTGGCAAGCGGTACTAGAAGACAGATTCAGGGTAGCCTTCCCTCCGGAGAGATTTGAGAAGTCCGCCGAAGAGCCGTTCGATCCAGTCCATTGGGCGGAAAGTCCTTTGCCGCATCCTGAGAGCATCACCACGAGAACCAGAGTGAGTATTTTCATATATCCTCCCTATATGAGTTAAGTATATCAGGAAAAGTATGAGAATTGATATTGACTATTTATATACACAATGTCATCATGTAAATGTGAGGTGGTTATGAAAAAGACAGAAGAATTTGAATTAATCGAATTGGTTCAAAGCTATCCGGAGAACTATTCTCCTAAGGAGCTCTCGGCAGTGATTTGGGCTGAAACTGGAGAAATAGTTTCTCCTGAACAAATTATTGCAATGAGAAAAAGGTGATTTATGACTCTACATCTTACACATAAAGACTTGATTGCAGATCTTTTGGATAGAAGCATCACGGAGCTTGAGATCGAAAAGATCAAGTTCCTAGCATTTGGTGCAACTAATGCGGTTGAGGCACTCGACAAGCTCATTTTCAAACGCAAGCTTCAGATTGAGAAGCTCAAAGAAGAGCTTCGAAAGGAGGCTGCGTGAGTGTCCGGAAAGACGCGGAAGATTATCTGCCGAAGCAGCCAAAGCTCGTGCTCATACAGGCTAGGATTCCTGAGTCACTCTGGAAGCGTGTCAAGAAAGTCATGCAGGAGAAGAATGTGACGGCCAGGGAGTTTATTTCGGGATGTCTTCAGAAGTTCTTGGATGATTTGGGAGGGGAGGGTGAAGGCTTCTCGCTCGTTTCTCAATTGGAGAATGCCAATTCTGCTCTTCTGGTATTCAAGGAGTTAATTCCAATTCTTTTAGAACTTTTGAGCCGATGGGATGGGCTTGGAAATTATAAGGATGACGACTTCGGCGAAGTTGCAGAGGTAATGGAAAAATTAAGGAAATTCATGGTCGAAAGGATGAAATGATTCTTGTTGATCATCATCGATCAACGGCTTTCCCCTTTCGATCTTTCCGATCTTCACTGTGACAGAATAGCGAGCGCAACATTTCTTGGGTCTTAAGAGAACTAGATCTCGTTCGATGGGCTCTTCGCAAATAGGGCAGTCGCCTAGGTCCATAGGTTTACTTTGACACAGTGAAATAAGATCAACAACTCCGATACGAAATGTGATGTTCAGTTCTTAACTTTACTAAAAAAGTAAGGTAGGTACCCTAGAGAATATGGCCGATACAAGACCCAATCGGAAGCTCCTTGGAAAACAAGAGAGATTTTGTCAGTTATACACTCGGTATTGGATGCAACGCGTCATGCAATGTCCTGACCACGGGCCTGGTCACCAAGGGAGAGGCGACTGTGAAAGTGAATTGGGATTTTGAGAAAAATTGCCCCAAGTCGATTCAGACACTATGAATTCGAAAGCTTGACTGATACGGTTGATATAATGGGTACCCCCGCAATACATTGCGCCTATCACAAATTGATTCCCTGCTCCGAGCTCAAACCACACCCAAAGAATCGAAATAAGCACTCACCCGAACAGATCGAGCGACTGGCAAAGATCTTGGCTTATCAGGGCATCCGGGCTCCGATCGTCCTCTCAAATCTCTCCGGATTCATGGTGAAGGGACATGGGACATTGGAAGCCATCCTGAAGAACGGATGGAGCCAGGCTCCAGTGGTCTATCAGGACTTTGAATCGGATGAGGTTGAGTACGCTTTCATTCAAAGTGACAATGCCATCGCGTCTTGGAGTGAGCTCGATCTTGCTGGGATTAATGTTGACCTTGCCGATTTAGGTCCGGATTTCGACATTGATCTTTTGGGGATTAAGGATTTCAAATTGGATTTGAATGAGGACGGTGCTCCAGGAGATGGGCCGGGTCCTAAATTATCTGAACGCTTTCTAGTCCCACCGTTTACTATTTTGGATGCGCGTCAGGGCTATTGGCAAGAGCGAAAACGACAATGGCTTGCTCTCGGTATTCAATCTGAAATAGGCCGGGGGGGGGGATGACATATCAGGATCATCAATGGCAAATGGAAAAACTGGGAAAAATTCAGGCACCACATTAGGGGCGATTGCGCCTAATCAAAATGCGATTTTGAAACGGACTGGAAAATATGCCTAAAATGGCAATGCACAATGATCCAATGCAACGGAAAACAGCTTATGAAAAGAAAGGCGAGATTTCTAGGTCAGGACATATTGAAGGGCGAATGGATACCCAAGCAACGGGCAACGGGCAACGGGCAACGGGATGAGTAATGCAATTCCTGGTGGGAGCAAACCACCAAGTAAATATGTAAATGGGAAGGTCTTCCCGGAAGACCTTCATGCCAAATCAGCATCGGAAAATTTAACATGGGTTAAAGGTAATAGGGATCCAGATGCCCTAGATGAAGTGAGCCGCAAGATTCTTGCGGCTCAGCCGAGTGCTGGAACTTCCATTTTCGATCCGGTTCTTTGTGAGCTCGCCTATCGTTGGTTTTGCCCAATCAAGGGAAATGTTCTTGACCCTTTTGCTGGCGGATCCGTTAGAGGTATCGTGGCTTCAAAATTAGATCGTCAATACGTTGGGATTGAGCTCCGACAAGAACAGGTGGAAGCGAATCGAACACAAGCTACCCAGATTTGCCAGGACCCACAACCTGTATGGATTTGTGGAGACAGTGTGGAGATCAAGAATCACGTGAAAGATTTTGTGCCTGATCTCATTTTTAGTTGTCCTCCCTATGCCGATTTAGAGGTTTACTCGGAAGATCCAAAGGATCTAAGTACGATGCCCTACGAGCAATTCATTAAGGCCTATAACGAGATTATTTTAGGTTCGGTAGACCTTTTGAAAGAGGACCGTTTTGCCTGCTTTGTAGTAGGAGACTTAAGAGACAAGAAGGGCTTCTATAGGAATTTTGTGAGTCATACAATTGAGGCGTTTGAGATGGCTGGAGCTAGACTTTACAATGAGGCTATTTTGGTGACCTCTCTCGGGTCTCTCCCGATTCGTGTGGGCAAAGCATTCAGCGCGACCAGGAAGATGGGCAAGACCCATCAAAATGTACTGGTTTTTTGCAAAGGGGATCCCAGAAAAGCTACCGAGGCTTGTGGCACGGTAGAAATAGCGGACATTGAGGGTATGAACGAGGAGTTAGGAGTTGCAACAAGTGAGTAGTTCAACAATGACTGTCCAGTTTTTAGGTTTAGGCCGATCAAGGAACATACGGTTAACTTTCAATTCAAAGGCTCCCTTATCGAGAGACTGGTTTTCTTGGATGAATGAATGGGCCAAAGCAAGGTCCGCTTGGCCAAGTCGGCTATGGGCCTTTTTGAGCCACCCATGTCCACTAAAAGAATTGAACTTAATTAATCTGTCCATGAGTAATTATACCATAAGGATGTAATAACGCAAATGGCTAGACCTAAACCTACCCTTACGAAAGAGCAATTAAAAGACCTTGAAGCTATGGCTCATGTGGGATTGACTATTGACCAAATAGCGCCTCTTCTAGATCTTGCTCCTGCAACCCTGGAGCGAATAATAAGGAGAGACAAAGAAGTTAGTGATGCGTTAAAAAAAGGAAGATCTAAGGCAATATTCCAAGTCGGCAAGTCGGCATATCAGCAGGCGGTGACTGGAAAGGTCCCGGCAATGACCATGTTCTATTTGAAATGTAGAGCGGGATGGAAAGAATCTCACGCCGTGGAAGTCTCTGGTCCCGAAGGCAAGCCCATTGAAACTCAGATTCATTCTGAGCTGACAGATGAGCAGCTAGATGCCAAGATTGAAAGGCTTTTGAAAAAGAGTAAACCGAAAGAGAGATGATCATGGCCGTGAAACATTGGATCCAGAACGCAGTAGGTAAACCAGGAGCGTTGCACAAAGAATTAGGCGTTAAGCCAGGCCAGAAGATTCCTCACAAGGAATTAGAACATGCAGCAAAGGCGAAGGGTAAAGAGGGCGAGAGGGCGCGGCTTGCACTTACTTTGTCAAAAATGCATAAGTGAACCGCTCTGAGAAACTTGAACTGATCTCTCTCCTCGAAGAGCAAGAGCGTAGAACCAGCGGCCGAAAGATCTTCAATTACTTCCAAGACACTGGCATTCTGAGGCGCGAGCTCTACCCAAAGCATGTCAACTTCTTTGCCGAGGGAAAAACCAAGCTAGAGCGTGCCGCAATCGCCGCGAATCGTGTGGGAAAAACCACAATGAGCGCCTATGAGACGACCCTCCATCTCACGGGACTTTACCCAGATTGGTGGCCAGGTCGGAGGTTCAATCACCCCGTAGAATGGTGGGCTGCTTCAGATACAAGTGAGACTACTCGAGATATCCTTCAGCTGGAATTCCTTGGGAAGATCGATCACATAGGCACCGGAATGATCCCGAAAGAGTACATCATCGGGGATCCCAGCCGCAGGAGGGGTGTAGCAGACGCTGTGGACACCGTGCGTGTCAAGCACAAGTCAGGAGGAGAGAGCTCGCTCTCGTTCAAGTCCTATGATCAAGGGCGAGAGAAATTCCAGGGCACTAAGAAGCATGGGATTTGCTTGGATGAAGAACCTGATTACCGGATTTACACGGAATGTCTCACTCGGCTCACGGCTACGACTCCTGGTGAAGAAAGTGGGCTCATCATCTGCACCTTTACCCCATTGAAGGGCATGAGTGCTGTCGTGTTGAGTTTTCTGAATGAGCCCAATGAGAATCGGTTCGTTTTGACGATCGGTTTTGATGATGCACCTCATCTGAGTCCGGAAACCAAGGCTAAGCTCATTGCGTCATTCCCTCCCCATGAAAGGGATGCTCGTGCGAAGGGAATACCTCAGCTGGGATCCGGGGCAATTTACCCCGTCCCTGAGAGTAACATCATCGTGGATGATTTTCAGATCCCGGATCATTGGCCCAGGGGCTATGGATTCGACGTGGGATGGAATCGGACGGCAGCTCCCTGGGGTGCGTGGAATCGGGAGACTGATACGGTCTATCTCTATAGTGAGCATTACCGAGGACAGGCGGAGCCTGCGATCCATGCGGCTGGAATCCGGGCTCGAGGTGAATGGATGCCGGGTCTCATTGATCCAGCTGCTCGTGGGAGGTCTCAGGCGGACGGTCTCCAGCTTCTGCAGATGTACAAGGATCTTGGGCTGAATCTCGAGATGGCGCAGAATGGGGTCGAAGCTGGAATCTACGAAGTGTGGACCAGGCTTTCGACTGGGCGGCTGAAGGTATTCAAGTCCATGGTGAATTGGCTGACAGAATTTAGAATTTATCGTCGCGATGACAAGGGCCGCATTGTGAAGCAGAATGACCATCTCATGGATGGGACGAGGTACCTTATCTCTTCAGGGCTTACGTGGATGAAAACGAAGCCTCTTGAGAAGACTCCCCAGTGTAAATCTCAACCTTTGCAAGGGGGACGGGGATGGATGGGTTAATTGCGATTTCAGGATGATACGAGCGGATTCTAGATATAATTTATCCCAATGATTTATCATCCCTTGGGATGCGTTTTTCCTTCTCTTCAAGAGTTTCTTCATGATGCTGAAGCCCCGAAAGATCTTGGCGTTTGAACATTTTGCGCATCAAGTGGATTTGTGGAATACGGACAAGAATCAGTTATGAAATCGAGTATTTTCATTCTATTTGGGTATCATTATGCAGATTGAAATACAAAGTTTGTATCTAGATTGCCTTGGCAGTAGATATCCTTGTCCGGAGAAAGTGCCTCTCTAGTCTCTCCCCATCTGTCGCAGTTCAACTCTTTATTCACATGAGTAAAAGGCAATAGAATCTCCATGGGTTTACTAGTTCCTCGGTCCTCCCATCGACATTCTTTGGTGAAGTCTAAGAATTCAGGAAAGGTATCTTTGCAAATAATCTGAATAGCCGTTTCCGGGAATCCATACTTCTTGCACCAGAAGGTAGTCCATCCGGTTTCCAAATTCTTAATGTAATCGAGAGCTCTTTGAGTGAGAACGAAACAATCTGAATCGATATTGATGATCTTCTCGTAGCCTTTATTGATGAGGATTTCGAAGGCATAAAGAGCTCTCCAGCAGTAGGGATAACCATAAATGCTTGTCCGAGGAAGGTGATCCTCAAATCCGATCATGGAGACGTCCGGACCACCGGCCTCTAAAAGAGTATGTCGATTCTTATCGGATGAAGCATTGTCAGCAAATACGATCTTGTCATATCCGAGCTTCTCTTTGAGAGCCTGATAGTATTTCAGGTATTTCAGGTTACGTTGAAGACGGTCATTTCCTTGCCAGTCTTGACCCTCTAGGTAACTGGTTGTGTAGAGAGCGGTGATCATAGTCTATCAATTCCCCAGTCTGCGAATGCTTCTGGAGTGGGCAACCATGAATCACGAAGCTCGTCTCCGATTTCTTCAATGTGACCTGCTTTGAGGTAGACGTCTTTCTTGGACCAGATTCCATCTCGGGACATGTTTTCCATTCTCCATCCGAATTGTCCGTGCCGAGTGTGAGTGAGGAACTCGGGTCTACGAGCCATTGTGACAAATCCAATCCATGCATCTCCGGAAGCAGCCATGTGCATAGGGCTAGAGTCATTAGTGAGAAGAACCTTTGACTTCTGAAGTAAAGCCACGGTTTCCATGATTTGGAGTTTGTCACGTAAGTCGATGCAGCCTTCGATATCAATTCCTTCGATCATCCCAGTGACCGAATTAGGATTTTCGCTTTTTCCAATTAAAATTGGAACGGCTGATTTCTCTTTGAGCCTAGCTAAAACACGATTCCACCACCAATTCGGAAAGGTCTTTGATTGCCAGGATTTCCCGCAATGGACAACGACTTTGTCAGGTCCAGCATGAGGCTCGATCTTGGCAAATGATTCCTCGGAGGGTTTGAGATTAATCTGCCTGAACTCTTGGGGTACCATCCCTTGAAAGGCCACCAGACAGGAGAAGTCGACACAATGACAGTGCTCATGCTTGATGTAGTTCAAGATGAAGTAGTCCTGCTGGGCAAATAGGTCAAAGATCAGATGCTCTCCAAGGTTTGGGTAATCTCCTTTCTCGTAGACTTTCTTGAAGGGAATGTGGGAGTAGAGTTCGGGAGTCATGGCCAGAAGCGAGATTTCTACATCCTTGAGAGTTTCTACTGCGAAGCGAACGGTTGGCTCAGCACAGATTTGGTCTCCCAGACCACCATGCACTTTCAAGAGAACACTCTGTGAGACTTTGTTCTCAGCGGCCCATCGTACTCGCATACCAGGAATGTTCATTGCCGGCAGGAGCATGAAGGAATTGGGATCCACTGGATGCCCATCGCCGTGGACTTCGAAGTTTCGTAGGAATTCCTTTTGAGTACTCATTGAAGTTTAGGTTCCATTTCTGGAGGAAGTTTCACGATTGCAGGCTTCTGATTGCCAACGGCGGCTACAGTGGACCGCATTCTTTCGTGAACAACTGCGCTTCCGAAAGCAAGGAGCCCAGCGAGGTCGGGATCGGTGCCGGCGATAGTGTACTGGACTTGACCATTAGAAAGTCGACAAAGAATCAGTTTGGCAGTTTCAGTGAGAGGTGGCGTTTGAGTTTCGGTTGTTTTCATTTCATCAGTAGTAGTAGTTGACATTGAGGGCTCCTATTCCTATTTTGACAGACAAGTTTTTTCCTATTATCACTTGAAAGTTTTTAAAACCTTATTTTTGTGCCAGGATATACATCGTGACCCCTTCCCTCGAGGCAGAAATCAAAGTTCCACTTTCAGTGGAAGTCGATATTGTACCGTCTGATGACGCAATAGAACTTAAAAGACAAGAGGATGAGAAGACTTTAAGGACTGCTCTCGATCGTTTGGAGCAGGCTCAGATTGCTGAATCAGAAATTAGAAGGCGTGCTCTAGATGACTTACAGTTCAGAGCAGGGATCCAATGGCCCGACAACATTCAGCAAGATCGTGAAAGAGACGGTCGCCCTTGCCTGGTAATCAACCGCCTTCCTCAATTCGTGCAGCAGGTCACAAATGATCAAAGACAGAACCGCCCTTCGATCAAGGTTCATCCCGTGGGAGATGGTGCGGATCAGGAAACTGCCCGGATCATTCAGGGCCTCATTCGCCATATCGAGTACAATTCTAATGCCGAGAACGCCTATGACACGGCGTTCGATGCAGCCGCAACCTCTAGCTTTGGATACTTCCGAATCGTCCCCGGTTTTTCAGATCCTCAGAGTTTCAATCAGGAGCTCTTCATTCGTAGGATCCGTGATGCTTTCTCAGTTTATATGGATCCTTACTCCCAGGAGATGGATGGATCAGATGCTAACTGGGGATTCATCGAGGACTGGCTCACAAAGGATGAATTCGCAAGGCAGTACCCCAATGCTCAGTTGACCTCGAGCCTGGGTGACTACTCATCGGTGGGAAATAACCCGCCCGACTGGATGAAAGGTGATACCTTTCGAATAGCTGAGTATTTTTATAAAGAATTAGTAGAAAAGCAGATTTTCCTCCTTAAGACCGGACAAGTAGTCCGCGCGGACGAAGTTGAGCCTACCGTGTTAAGGGCTTCTCAGGCAGGGATCGATGCGCGGGTGGTCTCCTCAAGGATTGCAAAGGTCCCTGTCATTCATTGGCTCAAGATCAATGGCATTGAGATTCTCGAGAGAACGATTTTCCCTGGTAGCTACATTCCCATCATTCCCGTCTATGGAGCTCAGCTCTGGGTGAATGGTCAGAGGATTATTGAGAGTGTGATCCGTCATGCGAAGGATCCCCAGCGCATGTACAATTACTGGAAGTCTGCTGAGACTGAGACGATTGCTCTCGCTCCCAGGGCTCCTTTCATTGTCGCTGAGGGTCAAATCGAAGGATATGAGCAAGCTTGGTCGGAAGCTAATCGAAGGAATCACTCTTTTCTCTACTACAAGCCGGTTAGCTTTTCGGGGGAATTGGCCCCCCCTCCCCAAAGACAGAGCTTTGAACCAGCGACGCAAGCGATTACGCAAGCCGCGATGCTTGCAGCAGACGACCTCAAGGCAACTACCGGCGTCTATGACGCATCACTAGGGCAAGTAACACCCGATGCAAGCGGAATTGCGATCCAGCGCAGGCAGACTCAGACTCAGATTTCCAATTTCCATTTCGTTGACAACCTGCATCTCTCCATGAAGCATGCAGGGCGCATTCTGGTAGAAATCATCCCAAAAATTTATGATGCGGCCCGAACTGCCCGAATTATAGGAGACGATGGCACGCAGAAGATGGTCAGACTCAATCAGCCTTGGACTGATGAGAACGGGAAAGAAGTGCTCTATTCTCTTGATGTCGGAAAATACGACGTCACCATTGATACTGGGCCAAGCTTTGCCAGCAAGCGTCAGGAGGCAGCAACGGCGATGGCTCAGATGACTCAAGCCTATCCTCAGTTGATGTCGATCATGGGTGACCTGATGATTAAGAACATGGACTGGCCGGGCGCCCAAGAGATGTCTGAGCGCATCAAGATGACCCTTCCTCCTACTCTTCAGACCGATCCTAAGAATATGAAGATTCCGCCAATGGTTCAGGTCCAAATGCAGCAAATGCAGGGCATGGTGAAGAACCTCACTGATCGATTGAACGAATGCACAAAGATCATCGAAACCAAGAAATTGGATCTAGAAAGCAAAGAGCGCATTGAGCTTGCTAAGATCCAGGCAGATATTGAAATCAATTTGGCAAAGCTCGGATCGCAGGCAAGTATCGTGATGCTCGAGCACGAGGTGGCTGCGATCAATAATCGCATGAAGCTTCTCAATGCGAATGTGCCAATTGATGCTCAGAGCAATTTTGTCCCCGAGGCAGCAGATGGCGGAAATTACGCTGGCGCTGGCCACGTGGGATCAGGACCTACCGGCGGGTTACCACCGGGCATACCCATGGAGTAATAAGAGCCATGAACATTCAAGTCAGATCCAACGAAAAGCCAAGTACCCCTCCTCCACCTCTTCCCGCGGCTGAAAATCGTGGGGAAAAGGTCGAAGCAGGTACCCAAGATTCTCAAGGGTCTGGCACTTCCTCCGAGCAGGTAACCGAATCGAAAGAGCCGGAAGCCTCGCAAAATGAATCCCCAGAATCGGAAACTGAGGAAACAGTAGAAACGAAAGGCGAGACAGAAGAGCCCCGTAAAAAAGGGGGATTTCAGCGCCGGATAGATAAGCTCAATGCAAAAAATGCTCAGACCCAGCAGGAGCTCGAATATTGGAAGCAGCAGGCGATTAAAAACGCTAGCGCAACCAAAGGAGAGCCTCCTAAGCAAGAGCCGCCTCAGCAAACTGGAAAGCCCAAGGCAGATGATTTTGGGACTCATGCTGAGTTTGTCGAGGCACTTGCAGATTGGAAGATGGAGCAGAAATTAAGGGATAGGGATCAAACCCAGCAGAAGCGGGAATTGGAGCGAGAACAGACTAAAACTGTTCAGACTTATCAGGAGAAGCTCAAATCTTTTTCTGAAAAGAATCCCGATTTTCAGGACGTGATTTCTGAAGTGGATCACATTCCTCTTTCCCCATCCCTTAGAGCCATTCTTCTGAATTCAGAGAATGGTCCTGAATTGAGCTATCTTTTGGCCAAAAATCCGCAAGAATTTGAACGCATCTCGAGACTTCCTCCTTTGGATTGTGCTCGAGAAGTTGGCAAGTTCGAGGCGAAAATATCTTCTGCTAAAAGCACTGCTTCTACTGAAGAAAGAAGAATAACCAATGCTCCTAGGCCAATTGACCCGGTGGGAACTGGTGGGAAAGGATCGAGTCCAAAATCGATTTTTGATGCCAGTTTATCTCAGAGGGAATATGAGGCCATTCGTAAGGAGCAGATCAATAAAAGGAAAGGACGAGCCTAAAAAACTCGTTTGAATGAGATATGGCCAACCAGATATTAACCCCAAGCATCATTGCTAAAGAAGCCCTGATGGCTTTTAAGAATAAGCTTGGGTTTACAGAAAAAGTAGATAAGCAATATTCCTCTGAGTTTGCGATCAAAGGAGCCAAGATCGGTAACACAGTTACTGTCCGTAAACCTCCACGGTTCACGGTCTCTAGTGGTCCAGCTCTGAACGTTCAGAACGTGATCGAAGAAAGCCAGGCTTTGGTGCTCTCGAGCCAGAAGCATGTGGACTTTCTCTTTTCCAGCGTCGATCTGACCTTGACCATCGATCGCTTCAAGGAGCGTTATTTGGACAATGCTGTGATTGCTCTTGCCAACCAAGTGGACTTGGATGGTCTTACGATGGCTGCTCAGAATACAGCTAACTTCGTGAGCACTCCTGGTACTACTCCCAATACGATGCTGCTTTTCCTTCAGGCTCAGCAGAAGTTGAATGAAATGGCATGTCCCAGTGACGACATGAGGTCATTCTTCATCGCTCCCGTAACTCAGCCTTCGATCGTGAACGCACTGTCTGGCTTATTCCAGTCTTCGACCAGGATCGCTGAACAGTATGAAAAAGGCATGATGGGGCAGGGTTTGGGTGCTGAATGGTATATGGCTCAGAATATCTATAGCCGAACTGTAGGTGCTTTGGGTGGAACTCCTCTTGTCAATGGAGGAAGCCAGTCAGGATCCAGCCTAGCTACCAATGGATGGAGTGCCTCAATCACGGCGCTCCTCAACGTCGGCGATTGCTTTACGATTGCTGGAGTGCATTCTGTGAACCCGATCACAAAGCAGTCCACCGGGCAGCTTCAGTGCTTCCTTGTGACGGCTTCTGTGAACTCTAACAGCAGTGGTCAGGCTAGCATTCCAATCTATCCAAGCATCGTGACTTCAGGTCCTACTCAGACGGTAGATGTGTCGCCTGCGGGGGGAGCTTCAATAACAGTGAGCGGTGCCGCTGGGGTGTCTTCTCCTCAGAACATGTTGGCTCATAAAAATGCCTTTACCCTGGGAACTGCTGATCTAGAAATGCCGGGTGGAGTGGACTTTGCCTCGGTTGCCTCTGATGAGGAGTCTGGATTGTCGATTCGCATTGTGCGAGCATACGATATCAATAGTGATACCTTCCCTTGTCGTTTGGACATCCTTTACGGATGGGCCGCAATGCGACCAGAGTGGGCATGTAGGCTTCAAGGCTAATCTAAACTAAGGGAAAGGAGAAAATATACAATGGCACCTCAGGCACAGGCAGTAAGCCTATCAAATCAAATGGATTCGCCGTCAAGCAGCGGCGATGGCTATGTAGTAGCCCAAGCAGGATCCAAGTTAGGATTCTTTGGAGCTACTCCAGTAGCTCAGCCGTCGGGAAATGATCAATTGGCGATCACTCGTGGCGCAGCTGGCGGCGTAGTGACGACCTATCATAGTGCACAGTCTCCTTCTGCAGTCACAATCAATACGACTGCAGAACAGACTTTGACGATTCAAACGGGAACTGGAGGCCAAATGCTTTTGGCTTCTGGAGACCTTCTCTATGTAAATAAACCAACTGCTCAAGCTGGTTTGTCTGTGGGGAACGTCAGAGTATCCTCGGGGAATACCCTGGGAATTACCTTTGGTAATGCTACGGGATCTTCCCTCACTCCTACGGCCAGTGAAAATTACATCGTTGTGGCTTTGAGAGGTCTTCCGACTTTGTCGGCGACGCTTTCTCCCGCAGCGGTGGCGGCAAATACTACAGTAGAGCAGCAGTTCTCTGTCGTGGGTTTGCCTGCAAACTTCCTAGTCCAGGTGATGAAGCCTACTGCTCAGGCAGGCCTCGACATTTTGGGCTGTCGAATTGTGGGTAGTAACTTGCTTGGGATCACGTTTGCGAACTTCACTGGTTCTGCAATCACCCCCACGGCAAGTGAAGCCTACACGATCTTTGGCCTAGCAGGTTTGGATGCGATCGGCAACGAGCTCATGTATGGTTTCAACGTTGGAACCGTGGGTGCAATCGGAGCAGGGGTAGTGGTCAGTGGCGGAAACACCAGCATTACCGGGATCCTTGCAACCGATATGATCGTAGGTTTATTCGATCCTACGGCTCAAGCCAATGCGTCGAATGCCGCCTATCCTGTGAAAGGAATTCCCACAGCTAACAACGTTACCCTCTATTTTGCGGGTATTGGAACTGGGGCGACTCCTACGGCTTCGGAAGTCTATGGGATCGCAACCAAACGACTGGCTCCTGTGGCTCCGATGGTTGTCTATACTCCGTCGATTGCTCCCGCCTCTGTGGCAGCAAATACTTCGGCTGAGCAGACCTTTACGGTCACCGGTCTTGTAGCCGGATCCGCTGTCTGGGTGAATAAGCCTTCTTATACCCCTGGTTTGGGTATTGGGGGTGTCCGCGTGAGTGCTGCAAATACGCTCGCTATCAACTTCGTGAATCTGACGTCCTCGGCAATTGTGCCCCCGACAGAAGTTTACGTGGTTGGAAACTTCCAGGTGAAGGCACCTGGAGCTGGCAATAGCGTGTTTCAGCATGTAAGTCCTGTCATCAATCAGCTGGGCAATCTGAGCAATGCCGAGCGCACTGCCTTTGTGAACCTTGGCTTGATGGCTGGTTTATAGTAGTCCTTTTTTGGGTGTGGGAAAGAATATGGCGATCGCTCCCCATATTTGATTCCACACCCAATTTTTTGATGGAGGTTTTGCATGCTTGATGAAGAGAAGAATTTCGGATTTCCCAAGTGGAAGTACCATCCTACTTTTGAGCCAGCTTTGGCAGAGACTTTTGAGGATGAGAAAGATTTGGGCCCAGGTTGGTACAATAGTCCGGCTGAATTCGGAGTGGAGACTGCTCCCGGTAGACGACCTGATCCTGTCATCAAGAAAGCCCGCGAGAAGTTTGAGGCACAGGCCAAGGGGAAATAGGCCATGGCGTTGACCGCGGCCGCTCTCATTGCTGCTTCCCTAAGGACCATTGGAGTTCTTGCTTCTGGCGAGAATCCTTCTGCAAATGAGCAGACAGATGCTTTGACGGCTCTGAATGATTTGATCGATAGCTGGAGCACAGAGCAGCTTCTGATTCCAAACAAGCTGAGAGAGGTGTTTCCTCTCGTGACCAACCAGCAGACTTATACGATGGGAACGGGTGGAAATTTCAATACGACCCGCGCTCAGCGGATTGAGAATTGCCTGATTCAGCTTGCTGGGAATACTCCTGTTCTTGAAATTCCAATGAAGATCCTGAATAAGGATGAATACGCTTCGATCATCATTAAGCCCCTAGCTTCCACCTTTCCTCTCTACATGTATGCGGAGCAAGCATATCCGTTGGATAACCTGAATTTTTGGCCAGTTCCAAATACCGGAGTGAATAATGTGGTGCTTTACAGCTGGAAACCGCTAGCTGAGCTAGCTTTGATCACGACCGTTCTTTCTCTGCCTCCCGGTTATGAGAGGGCCCTAAAGTTTGCTCTAGCAGTGGAATTGGCTCCCGAATTTGGGAAGGCCCTTAGTGACAATGTGGCAGCTCTTGCGATTGAATCCAAGGCCGCTATCAAGCGAATGAACTACAGGCCCAATTATCTTATGGTGGATAAGGAAATCAGGGCTAAACCGGCAGTTTGGAATTGGCTCACGGGTGAGCCGATATGAGGTTTAAAGGCTTCATAGGACCTTCTTACGTCCTTCAAAGCCTGAGGGTAGATTGCCAACGTTGTATCAACCTCTATCCGGAAATTGATGAGCTTGGGACTGGAAATGAAGGAGAGGTTGCATCTCTCGTTTCTACTCCTGGATTGAGACTTCTAGTCACATTGCCCACTTCTCCAGTCAGAGGGGTCTTTACGGATTCCATGGGGCAGCTTTGGGCTGTCGGAGGGAATGTTCTCTATCAGATTTCAAGCTCTTGGGTTGCTACCAGTATAGGAACTCTTCTGACATTTTCAGGTCCAGTTGCCTTTTCAGATAACGGAATCCAAGCTGTGGTTGTGGATGGGACTTATGGGTACTATTGGAATCTAGTAGCTCCTCTGTCATTTGCTCAGATAATAGACCCAAGCTTCTATGGTGCAAACAGCGTCACATTCATGGATGGTTATTTAATTTTCAACAAACCTAATTCAAATGAATTTTATTTGAGTGGTTTGAATCAAGTAGTTCCATTCAATGGACTAGACATTGCCTCCGCAGAGGCGGATCCAGAACCATTGGTGGGACTCATTGCTCTTCAGGAAAACCTTTATCTCTTGAGTAAGAGTCACCTAGAAGTCTGGTATGACAGTGGTGCTAATTCTTTTCCTTTTCAGAGAATTCAGGGAGCAGTGATTGAAATAGGATGCGCTTCGGCAGCATCCATTGCCTATATTCAGACCTCAGTTTACTGGCTAGGTCGAGATAAGAATGGGACTGGGGTGATCTACCGGATTCAGGGACTCCAGCCCACCCGTATCAGTACTTATGCCATTGAGCAGGAGCTTCAGCAGTTAGGGGATCTATCGACTGCAAAGGCCTGGACTTATCAGCAAGCAGGACATTTTTTCTACTGCCTTAATTTACCAGGAGCAAATCAGACTTGGGTATATGACTCCACCATTGGACTGTGGCATGAGAGGTGTTTCCTTTCTCCGTCTACTGGACTTTATCAGAGACATCTTGCCGACTGTCATGCCTATGCCTTCAGTACGAATGTGGTTGGAGATTACTCCAGTGGGAATGTCTACGCTCTTGATTTGACGGTATTCACTGATAATGGCAATGCCATTTGCAGAGAAAGAACGGCTCCACATCTGTCCAATAACTTGATGAGAATTTTCCATTCTATGTTTTGGCTAGATTTTGAGGCAGGACTTGCGTCTGATGGATTAGGACAGGGGACTAATCCTCAGATCATGCTCCAGTGGTCAAATGATTTTGCCTATTCCTATTCGAATGAGCATTGGGTAGCTGCTGGGCAAATCGGAGCCCGTCGAATGCGCTCCATTTGGAGACGTCTAGGCGTGGCCAGGGATCGAGTTTACCGTGTGAGAATTACTGATCCGATCAAGGTGACCCTCCTTGGGGCAGAGATAGAAATGGAATTAGGGAGCTCGTGATCCATGGCATCTACGAGCATACCTCCGGTCCCGTACAATACGCCTCTTCTGGATGCGAATGGGAAACTCAACACGATTTGGGTCGGATGGTTTAGGCAACTCTTTCTTGCCGTAGGCGGAAATAATTCAAATCTGATCAGTAATCCCATGACTTCTCTC